TTCCCGTCAGGCGTAGCCCAGTTTAGCCAGCATTCGTACAGATCATATTCTTTATAACCGTAGGTTCCTGTAGTCTTGGCTCCAAGAGACTCTTCATTCATCGACTGAGCATAAGCGGGAGATGTTCTATCCGGCCTAGAAAGAATCGAATCTACTTTGACAGGATCATAAATCTTAAAGAACTTCCGCTCCTCTAACTCGCTCCGAATCATAACACGCTTATGAATTCGGACATCGGCGCTTTCAAGAGATTTAGCTCCGGGAGGTATTAAGAAATGCTCAAAAGCTATTTTCTCGGGACGAGGTCCTTCGTATTCTATTTGACGTAGGAAAGCCTGTTCTTTCCTTCCAGAACCGTCTCCTTCGGATTCTATCAGTTCGTCTCTATAACGAATTTCATGTGGACATTTTACTACAGACGTTCCATACTTAATACCTTCACCAAACCATTCGTGATAAACTCTGTATAGATCCAGCTCTTGAGGCTCTACGCCAACATATTCCATGAACTCTTCGAGAGCAGTTCTAACGGAGTCATCTATGTCTTTATGAGTACCGAAGATTTTAGCTACCCATACTGGTCGTGTCTTTAGAACGGCACTCATTACTCTGGCGAGTAGTGTATCACTGAAAGTGGCAATAATAGGGACAACTAGATTTGAGGCGTTATAGAACGGAAATTCTCGTGTCTTTTCTCTAGGCGTAGCCTCATACGCTTTACGCCATTTAACAATCTTCGTTTCGTGTAGTTCCCGCAAACCATCTTCGAGCGCAAGGATACGCATCTTCAAATGCGCCTTTAACTTGTCCTCAGCGGCGCCCGATAGTTTAACGGGAATGAAGTTATTATCAGGCATTATTTATAAATCTGATTGAACTTGTATCCTACATACCACGCGATAGGCCCAGAGACTATAAGAAATTTATCGAGAATTGGGATATGTTGCCATGATTTGAACATTCCCAGTGAAAACATGATAATTCCGCCAACCTTGAGAACATAGTTGAGATTAACTACGTTTGATAATTTATCGAAGAAACCTGATTTCACAACCGGAGGTGTTGACAATGTATTCTCCTATTTCAGTTTACTTGTCCCAGGAACTCCTTGCACCTTTTCAACAGTACGCATCGCGCCGAGTCCTAGCATTCCCAGTAATAACGTCATTAAACTACCCATATCTAAGCTCGGAAATCCAACTGGATGTTTTGCTAAATTCGCTCCCCATGTAAATAAAGGATTAATAATAAACTGAACGGCTAATCCAGATCCACAAATCCATCCAATTGCCGGGCGCCATCCAGCGACAAAGACGCTTGGACTAGCGGCCTCTTGTTTATTAACCTCGATCTGAGCGGTGATAGCATCTTGAATTTTATTTTGAAGCTGCGCTTGTAAGTTAAGCTGAAGCTCTGTTAGCTCCGCTTGTTTTTGCATAGCTAAGGTCGGATCGACCTTAAAAATCTGAACAATTCTGGCGATGCCTCCAGACAAAAGATCACCAACTAAAGTAGCTATATCAAAGGGCATTACTTAGGCATCCTTTTATAGACTTCGTACCAGTCGGTAGAAATTTCTTTCTGAGCCTCTTCTAATGTCATCTGCTTAGTGCAGACTTGTTTATGTAAATAATTCTCGACCTTATCTTTCTCGAAAGCACCTGGTTTAGGAAGATAAGGCTCAGGCCATAAGTTCTTTACTGTATCGGCGCCACCCAGCTCAAGAGGGATTAGATGATCTACCTCACAGCATTTACCAGGCTTCTTTACAGCGTGATATTCTTTGTAAACCGTTCTTTTCTCTGCCAGAGTTGTATGTCTATAGTTCTTCGTAGAAATGCCGCTACAAACGTCTTCTGTACTTGTAGTTCTAACCTCGCCAGGTGTCACATGTTTATCAGGTAGTAGAGCTGATCCGCTATGACCGTAGGTAGCTTTTAGTTGCGCGAAAATTAGGACGAGATGAATAAGAAAAATCATTTATTGAACTCCTATAGAATAGGGAAGATTTATTTTTCTGGCCCACGCTGCGTTGTGCATCTTCCACTTCTGTTGTTCTACCCAACTTGCTGGTAGTCGGAGCATCTGAGGGACATAAGCGAGGGCATCGAGTAGGTCCACGAAACGGCCACGAGGGAATGAAGTGTACTCACCCTTAAAATCTTGAAATCGTTTCTGAGTGAAAAACTTATTAGATTCAAAGATGGGAGAAAGTACGTTTCGGATTCTCCATTCTTTCTTTCGAGTGATAGTACCGTCAGGGGCATCCACTTCGCCTTTTAATTCTACTAATCGAAGGTTACGACCTTCGAGTCGATTCCGATAATTAATATGATACGCCAGGTACTTCTGGGCTGCGACTGTCTCGATGCCTAGTTTACGCATATTCCATGTCTCAGCTATCTTATAAAGCTGCGCTATGTATTTATCGGCTTCACATGCCTCGGCCCAGCAATCGAGCAAATAATATCGTCCATCCGAAGAGAGGCCAACCACATTAATTGCATGTCGGCATCTGCCTTCAGCTCCACTATGGTTTGGATCGGTGACCATGCAGACGGATAAGTGAGAAACTTTGATATCTTTGATAATAACACCGTCGGTGACTTCGTGTCGAATGATTTCTTCATCGTTCTCGCCTTTGAAAATCGAGAAATACCTTAGATCATTCTCAGCGAAAGCTGCATTTTCGGGGGCCGCGGGGTTATTTAAAAATTGACAAGAGAACTGATAGTTACCGAGACGTTCACGCCAGCGGTTCAGTTTCTCTAAAGAGAATTCTTCTGGAAAGATAGGCGTATCCATCGGATGAGCTGGGCAGCAGCCGCCCAAGGCGCTGTGCGTCTGAAAGGTAAACCAAGGAGCATTTTCTCGAATCCATGAATTTAGATCGTAATAGCCCCATCTATTGCCAACTACAAGTTCATCATTGTCTTCGACGGCATTCTCGTTCTCAAAAGCCCCGACCATCAATTGATGACATTCGATGGCTTTGTCCATAATAGACGGCGATTCGATAGCCTTACGTCCTACCAAGTCATCTTGCACTACAAGCCCATCGTAGTGACGAGACTGGAGGGCACCCCCGACGCCAAGGAAATCGAAGGTGCCTTCTCCGTGTCCTCCCAGCGCCAAGCGGCAACTCGGAAGTCTTTGACATTTAGATATATTAGACCAGGTCTCGGAGGACGTGGGGATTAATTCAGGAAACACAAAACGAAAAACTTGATTTGATTGATAGTGAAAGTCGATTTTCCTTCCAAGTTTTCCGGCGTTAGTGATATTCTCACTAACCAAAAGATTGCGGGCTTCTGGCCGGTGAATCTCTTGTATCCATCTGATGAACTCAGGAGGGTAATTAAGCTTCCGAAATTCGTTAAGATCCTCATCCGAGGCCCACAACACTCGCCACATCGGAAGTCCCTCTCCGCATATAGTGGACTTAAAGTGGTCTCGGGGGACTTCATAAACATCCTTGATGTGTTTACGTTCGAGAGACTTGCAAAAAGGCTTGTGCAACTTGTCAGTTAATCGTCTACGACGTAAAGTAATTTTGATAAAGAAGTATAACGAGCCTAGCGAGTTAAGACGAATCGCCTTTCTCCAGGCGTCGCCAGTCAAACCATTTAATGAGAGCGGTTTAAATGTACTCTCAAATAACTGAGGTTGTTCTAGAGTCTCCAATCATCTAACCTTCTCCTTGGCAAAGAGAAGAACCGGGCGGCGACCCCACCCACTATCAAAAGAAAGAGTCCTCGGCCTTCGGCCTGCGGGCCAGGGTCTCGTGATGCCTCCCTGTGATGAGCGCGCGGGAAGGCGTGACTAGCTTGGAGGATACTGACATAACATCACAGTGCAGGCACCTGACAAAGAGACCCTGGCGGAGCCTCGTCAGGGTTTCATCGCGCGCTATGTCAGTATCCATCAAGATGGTCACATATTCACATTACAATGCGTCATAGACTTCTTCGCCTCTTCAGTCCCGCATCGACACGGATGTTGTCCGCACGAACAAGCTATGGTCTTAAAGCCGTGTCCTTTTCTATACTCTCCGCCAGGGCGCCGGGCATGTCTACAGTGTTGAACCTTAGAGACGTTTTCCTCTTTAGAAGAGGCGAAGTCTTGTGTAGAGGGATACTTATTCGGACGTGGGTCGATGACGGAGCCTGTCGAAGCCTTACGGCTATTTGAAGGCTTTATCTCGATAGATTCGTCATAACGAACTGAATCGCTAGTTGACATATGTGTTTATCTCCCAAACGCTTTTAGCGTCTTAAATGATATTCGATAAAACCTTTAAGCGCATTCAGATCATTAAAGCGTCCTTCGACTCCGCAGGAACACACTACGTGGAAACGGATATACTGAGAAGGATCTTTTCTTTCAAAAAGCTCCGCTTTATGAATACCTTGTTCCATAACAGTAATTAGAACATCACCGTTAGGAAGTGTCTGAGGATACTTCGTAGTCTTTGGCGCTGCTGTTGATTTAGGCTGTTCCGGCGGAGGCTGCTCCGCAGGAGTCGCCGAAGGCTGAACTACTCGTGTAGGTTGGATTGTCATTATTGTATTCTCTTTGAGCCGTTGATTTCGTTTACGACAGTATCAGCTTCCTTCGATACTACGTCTATGACGCCTTCTGGGAGCCGGACTCCGTCAATCGGAGTTTCGCTTAGCTTAGATTTCTGAGCGATTCTATCGGGGTCTCTGTCCAGGAGTTCTAGCGAAGCAGCCAAGGCTGTCTTTAGATCGCGCCGCTGATTAGCGACCTCTATTACGGTACGTAGCGCAGCTGGAACGGCGCCTCTAACTTCGTTACGTAACGTCTCGACATTACCTGCTATCGCACGATCCATAGCTGAAATAGCGCCGTCGAATAAGGCGTCCTCGACTTCTTTGTATTCGGGCAGCTTTATTAAATATTGGAAGGCCGGGGCAGTAATTCCTTCGCGAATCTGAATAACTTGATCTTTGATACCGGCGACTCGCATCCTCGCTACGCGCTGAATGCGAAGACGAAGCTGACTGCTGACACCAGGCAACCTGCCTGGCCCTCCCTGCGCAGCATGATTACCTTGTCCATTCGACAACGGAGCGTTGTCTGGAAAAGGATTTACATCGCTAGATGGACAATGTATCTTCATAAACGAATCTTCATATCCTGGTATAACCGTCCTCAAAGGCATCTGCCGGAGAAAAGCTCTTGTAGCCGTTTTTATAGACCACGAAGTACCAACCGACCTGCGGTCTTGCGGGGTCATGAGTCGGGATATATTTAGACTCTACTTCAAACGGCGCATATCCGTCCTCGACTGGCGTGATTCTCAGAGCTCCGCTTTTTAATCTCTCGATAGAAGCGATCTTCAATGCCTGTACCTTTTTATGACATATGTATTCTGGCATTTCTATCTTCGCTTGAGTTTCCATGTTTCTTCTTTCTAATGGTGTCTCGATGAAGTCTGACTCTCAGTGGCGATTTCAATCGCCGGATCTGATTTTCTCTTATTTATAAAACGAAGTGCCATTCCTATCCCTCTAACTCTGTTTCTCAAACCGAGGATAGCGAAGCCCAGAGCTATGTTAGCGGCGATGGAGACGCCTAATAAAAGAGCAATTCCATGACTAATGATCTCACTCATTTGATCCTTTTATATGGTTTTTTAATAAGATGTTTCTTTTCTTTTGAACTAGATTCAGACTTCGTAGAATACTTCGTAGAATCCTTATTCGGAACTACAACTCTAGCCCCGCTATCACTGGCGTGAGATACATTACCGGCGCCAGTATCACCTGGCCCGTAGGACGCGAAATGATAGCCGCGTATTCCGCAGCCAGTAAAACTAAAGGCGAATAGACAGAATAGAAAACGAAGTTTCATTTAGGCTGCTTTAGCTCGCTTCTCAAAAGTACTTTTAGCAACTGCATCAAATAGAAAATTTTTTGTTTTCTGCTCCGTCGGAAGTTCATCATAAGGAACGAAGCAAGGATGTTCTTTCTTTTCCACGTCTTTAACTCTGCCCCACTTCCATCCTGCGGCCTTCTTTTCCGCTAGCCACGCCTCGTGCGAAGCAGATGGAGGAAGTTCCTCTCCTATTACCATTGTATCCCAATGTAACTGAATCCCATGAATAACAGATTCTCTTTGCCACATAGGCGCGTCTTCCCAGAGAGGCTGAGAATGGTCTCCGAGACTTTGACAATAAACTCTATTAACTTCGTGTGCTATCCTTGCGGCTTGTTCGACGTTCATTTATCTTTCCTTTTCCTCAAATCATTTCTAATTCTACGAGCTGCTCTACATATCGCAAAGTGATTTATCGAACGTTCCTTCTTAGATCCATCGGATTCTACGATCTGTAGTATTGAAATAGGTGTTCTTAATCCTGTAGAATCATACCAGAATTCAACTGGCTCATCACATCCTTCACAGAATCCGTTACTTTCATAAGCATATCCCGCATCTTCAAGGGCCTTCCGAGTTTCAGGCATCACTTTATAAACATGATCCTTTTGAATTCGACCATTCTTTCTGAACCGCCCAGTTCTGACCCGCTGGAGGTGGTCCCGGAGGGGGCATTGGCGGACCTCCAGCCATCGGTGTTAGCGTAACTGTTAAGTTAACGGACTGAGTTCCATCGACAGTAACTACCGAAGGACTAACCGAGGAAGCGAAAGACGGACTTGCCCCAGCGCTGGCTACGCCAGAGGCGTTAATGACCTTAACTTGACCTGCACAGATATCTCCGATTTCTTGACCAGTCGAATCATCAAACCAACCCTCGAATGTCGGATCGGTAATCGCCTCACATAATTCATGACTAGCTGGTACTGTCGTAGAACCGAGTATATCGCCGGGGACAAATTGACAACCAGCGCAATCATCATAAGGATCTACTGCGTAAACGATACCTTCGTTGGTGACATTATGATATCCGCAGAACTGTTGACAAGAGGCATCGCCTTGCAAAGTAACTTTGACTCCGGAAGGTGTGAATACGAAGTATAAGGAATTCGCTCCAAAACCAGGTACGAAGCCTTCGTTGATTTGACTTCGTAGAAAGTTTTGTATATCAGAATCATCTACAGATGAAGGCATCTTTGCATCTACGATCAAAGCGCCGTTAAATTTACCACGACCGATGCTAATACCTGGGACGGAGTACTCTGATAATTGATCGAGAAGCGAGGATTGAAGAACGAAGTCGAAGAAATGAACAATTTGTTCCTGCAAAGGATCGGATGTCCAAGCATGTCCCCAGAAAATCAAAAAGACTTCTGCATTAGCGAGTACTGGGCCTCCATGATAACTCAGCTTCGCCCGCGCTCCGCGCTCAGCCTTGGACTCTATGACATGCCTTGGATGAACAATTCTTAGAGGCATTTAGAAGCCTTTCTTAGCTCTGCTATAGCTCCGCAGCGGGGCTATTTAAAATGGCGCAGCCTCTCCTCGGCTTTCACAAACTGTTCTTCTAATACCCATTCTCTAGCAACTAACTCGTTACGAATTCTCGACCTAGCATCTGTATTATCTCCTTCGGAACGAATATGACCCTTCATTAACCTAACTTCGGAGAGACGCGCTTGC